AGGATTAGAGCCATCAAGGCCGCTCATCTTCCAACCCATTACCTTGAACTGCTTTCCTTGCTGTTGGGTTGGGTCTGTTTCTTCTGGATCTTCTATCCAGCCATATCTTTTTAACCTTAATTCTATTGTATCTCCCACTTGAACAGAAAAAGCTTTCTCAAGTGTAAATGTCGCTGTAACAGATATTTGCTCGCGGCCAACAAAAAGAACCTGTTTCGCAAGACGCTGCGCCGTTGCACTGTTAGTTGTTAATGGAAGCGTAAGGTCAAGCACACTTTCTTGACCATTATCTTCTGAAAGACTTGGGATTTGCTGTTGTGGGTAATCTGTAGGGATATATCTTCCACTAGCCGACCCATCTATAAATGTTCCCTTAACTGTGTTTACCGTATCACGCCGTGAGAAGCGCGTGGAGACGCCGATGTCACTGATAATATCGTCATACCCAAAAGCGTTTGCCCCACTTACAGATGCGTCTGGTGAAGTGTACGCGCCAGCTAAAAGCCGCCACTTACCTTGACCATAAAATAAGGTTCCGTTCAGCGTTGTCATAAACGCATTTAAATTCTGTTGCGGGGTTCCCCCAGTTGTAACGGTTCCATTTATCTTGAAAGAGTTTTCCTCAACGCCAGATGTACCCGTTGAGGCGCAAGCTGCGATCGCTGTTGCGATCATATCATCGTCAATAGATGTTTGCTCTGCACCAACGCCAAAATCAGAAGTAAGATAATCCCTAATAGCAAGCGCTGGTTCGTCAGAATATTGCCATGTGGTGGGGTCATTGGTTCTGTGGGTGCTAACCCCTAGAGAATTATCGTAAGCGCTACTGGTGCTGTCTTTTCTTGGGTCATAGACCTTTTTGCCGCGAACCTTTGCGGTTATCAGTGGAGTGCCGCCTGAGAAAGTATCGGCGTCATATTCCATCCTTATATAAAGGCAAGCAATCCCCTGCCCTTTAAACGTGCTGTTTATATCCGTGGGCTTGTGGGTCAGGCTTTGAAGATCGCTATAAACATTCTGAGTTGGGGAGCCTGTAAATTTCTTAATATAAATTTTTTGGTTCCAGTTTGTTCCACCCGCGCCAGTGGTCACATAACCCTCTGAACCAGAGGCGAAACTGACGATTTCATCTTGTATATAAATATCACCGATACTGTCGACTTCATGCCCAGCTAAAATTAAAAATCTGTGCAAATATTTATTGTCAGAACTTACTTCTGCATATGTGATTAAGCCGCCTTTTCTGGTTTCTCCATAAACAAGGTCAAAATCCCCCACTGGATCAATCTGGTTTGTTAGCCCCCTAGAAGCCCCGCCTTGATTTAAACCTTTCAGTTTATCATCAAGGGCTGCGCTAAGGGCAACGGCGCTGACAGTTGCGACAACGGCAACCCCTACCGCGTAAGTGACCGCTGCGCTTGCCGTGACACCCGCTGCACTAAGAACAATCGCACCTACTACCGCCATCAGTTCAACCTTTTAGAAAAATTGTTTTCGATATGAGTATAACCCATTCTATCAAGGAGCGCATCAAATGGTTTGTGGATCTTCGTATTCACAATCAAAACAGAAACGCCATCTTCTTTAAGGAATTTCTCAGCCACCTTCAAAAGCTTCATCCCCGCTAAACCCTTTCGATATTCTGGGTGCAAAAACAAAACATCATTATAAGCAAAAATATGGTCTTTGTAGTGCATTGATCTTTGTGCAAGAACCACAAAATACCCAACTAAAACCCCATCATCACGGGCAGTAAATACCTTTAAAATACCCTGCGCTTCTGCCGCTTCGTATTGATCCCAATCAGGATTGAGTTTGATTTCGTCTTGATTGAGCGCAATTTGCTCCCAGTGAAGCTGAATGAGAGCTTGGATCTCAATATAAACAGAAGATAAAAATTCCTGTTGGTATTTCATTCAACACCTTTGCCCCAATCTATTTTCTTGTCCTGCAAATCTTCAACAAAAGAAAAAAACGTATCACCAGAATAAAGGTTTGAATGACTTTCTTGAGTGTATCTAAATGGCCTTGTTCGCTGCAAATCAATAAGCTTGCTTTCAAGCTTGGCTTGGATCGTAGATGTTTCTGGGCCATCTTGGATTAAAAGCTGATCCATATAGCCCTCAAACATATTAGTCAGGTTCGCGTTTCCCTGCACCCCAAAATAAACATACGCTGAGCGCCCGTGATATTCGTGATCAAGCGCCGCAGTTACTATTGAGGTAGGGATACCTGATAAGGTCAAACTGATGCCTGTGGCCTTTAAATCAGCTACCTCCTCAAGACCCGATATTTGCAACAATTCTCCAGTTCCAAAATAGGTTTGACTGTTGAGGGTTGTGGTTCCCACCCCCGTCCAAAACCGAAGGGGCGCGGCGGCGCTTGTGCTTGGATTGTAGAAGTTCAACTCAATCGCATAGAAAAGCTTTACCTCTGGTTGAAGCAAAGCTGTCTTGATTGTCGAATTAATATTTCTTGGCATGATGCCCCCTTATTTTTTTGCAGGGGGTTTCTTGCGCTTGGCTTTTGTTTCTTCTGGCCCCGCGTTGCCCTGCACTTCAATGGCTGCGCCGCGTTCAATCATAGACTTAGCCAGTTTCTTTTGCCAAGGCTTATCTAAAGGCAGAACCTCGCCCACCATATATTTTCGGGCTTCGGTTCCTGATGCGTTGCTTTCACCAGCCACGCTATAAATCATTTGTACTTGCTTCATAGATCCACTCCTAGAAGGGTGAGGGGGGCGGGTGGACGCTCCCCTCGTTTGCTCTTTATGAAGTTGCGTGTTTCAGAACGCGCATAGCTTCGGCAAGAACCACTTTACCACCGACACGGCGGCGAGCGATATAACGGACAAGGCCCGTTGCCGCTTGGCTGTATGGGTCACGCAATACTGAAAGCGCAACACGATCAACGATCATATATCCGCGACGGAAGTCACCGATGAGAACAGATTTCGCGCCAGAAGCCGCATCTGCTACATCAGGGGCTTCCACATATGGGATACCGATGATTGTGTTTGGAGCGCCAGACTGACCAGAGAAACCAGTTTGGAAAATGTACTGGCCCGCTGTATCTTTCAGCTTACGGATAATGCCCAAAGTTGCGCGGTTAAACATCATTGTAGCGTTAGCCGCATACTCTGATTTCAAGCCGTGAACCAAGTCCATCAGGTTATCTGTAGAGATTGCCGCTGATGCTGCACCTGTGGCGGTGTGTGCAACGGTGTTCCCGTTTGTGATACCTGTTGGCTTGTTTGTGCCATTACCAGCAATGAACGCTGCGCCTTCGCCTTTAGCAAACTGCTCTGCGAACTCTTGGTTCATTTCAGCTTCCATGTCGAAAGCACTATCTTCAAGCAACATTGAAGAAATATCGACCAGAGCGTAAAGCTCATGGGTGGCGATAGTGTTCAAGGTTGTTGAATAACCAGTGGTTTCTGAGCGTGTGCCAGTTTCCGCTGTCCAAGCCGCCGCGAAATTTGCATCCTTTGTTGGGATCTCAATTTCTTTGGAAGTTGTTGAACGAACGCGAGCAACAGAACGAACTGGTGAGATTTCAGTTACGATCTTGATTAACTCAGCAACATATTCCTCTGGAGCCAAGTTACCCGCTGTGGCGGCTGTTCCAACAGTCAGCGCTTTGACTTCGTCGGCGTCTAAGCCTTCGTTGCCTTTACGCATGAAAGTATCCCAAGCCTTTACCGCCATATCAACGCCCTTGGTTTCAACGCCAGAGTTTGGACGCTTCAAGAGAGTTTCAATGCCGTCAAGTTTCTCAGCGAAACCTTCGGAAGCTTTTTCTTGCTGAACCAGCTTTTGGTTTACAGTTTCAAAGCGGTCAAGATCGGCTTCGATCTTTGACAATTTGGCTTCAACCAACGGATCGGCTTCGCCTTTCTTTTCGATTTCTGCAAGGCGCTGATCGTTTGTTGCTTTAAATTCTTCAAAAGCACCGTTCAGTCCTTCCAGATAAGTTTTGAGATTATCATCCATGACAATCAACCTTTCTGTTTAGGATTTAAGGATATTGGTTAAGCGGTCTAATTCGCTTACCAGTTCAGAAGGCATTTCCTGATCGCCAGCATCCCGCTGTTCCAGTGCCTTTGCTACAGCCGAAGCTGCAACTTTCGCCTCGCTTCTGGAAAGTTCCGCTGCATCCCGCAGGACTTCTTCCCATTCACGGACTGTTCTGTCGCTCTTTACCGCTGAAACCCTAGCTTTGGGGTTCATGGGAAAGGTTACGGCAGAAATCTCCATAAGGTCTACTGATTTCAAATAACGGCGCTTGCCCTTATCGTCATAATCATAGCCCTTTGGTTCTACGCGGTAGCCAATAGACAAGCCATCAATCGCGCCCATTTTCATCAATTCATAAACTTCGCGGCCCCGCTGGGTTCCCATAGCCAAGCGGCCCTTTACCTTTAGGCCGCGACGATCCTCTATGATCTCATCAAAGACCCCGATAGGTTCATCTGCGCGGTGCTGGTAAAGCATCTTTACAGCCTTAGCGCCCTTGCGCCCGATAGACTTAGCGAAAGCGCCCTCGACCACAACATCATTTCCAAGGTCTTTGTTTCCAAAGATTGAGCCGTAT